GCACCCAACGCAAAAGCCGGTACCGCTACTTCGTAGATTGATAGAAATATTCACCGACAAGGGTGATGTAGTCATAGATCCGTGTGCCGGTAGTGGCTCTACTTTGTTAGCCTCTGCCCAATTAGGACGTAAAGCATACGGATTTGAAATAAAGAAAGATTTCTTTAGAGAGGCTAATAAGTTGGTTTTATCCCGAGTCCAACAATCGTTATTTTAACCTTTAACTCCATAAAAATAAATCAATTATGACACACTGGAAAACCCAATTTAATTACCCATATCTGGGCGCTCACAGCCTTCCGGAAGGCAAAGATTTAATCCTTACTATCCGAGAAATGAAGCGCGAAGAAGTGACCGGGGAAAACGGTAAGAAAGATATGTGCTTAATCGCATATTTTCACGAGAATGTCAAACCGATGGTAGTTAACAAAACCAACTGTAAAACATTGGAGAAACTGTTTAAAACGCCAGATATTGAGCAATGGATCAATAAGGCTATGCAAGTCGGCTCCGCTCGTGTAAATGTAAAAGGAGAAATGGTAGATGCACTTCGTATCAGACCATTTGCGCCGAAACTGGATGATACCAGATCAACCGTTGAAACCGGCTCCGCAATCTGGAACAACATTATAGACGGTTTAAAAGGCGGCTATACAGTAAATCAGGTTATCGCTAAGTACAAACTAACCAAAGAACAAATAAAAGAATTACAGAAACATGAAATCCATTAGAATAAAACGGGCAACAACTTGTGGTGTCAGGGTTTGCGAAGGTGAATTATTTGAGGCGCATGGCTTTCAGTTCTGTATAACAAATAGTTTTGATCCGGTTATCTATTATGCCATCGAAGTAACCTCCGGTATGTCTGCATGTAAGCGGTTTACATTTTATTTTGAGAATGAATACGCTTGCATTAAAGCTGTAAAGCAATGGATTGTACAGAATGGAGCACTTTTCGATAATAATTTGCTTGATCGTAGTAAAAAGGCACTGATAAAATACAATATTAAATTTCCTCTAAATAATAAAATATGAAATCCGCTGAACAAAAAGAATTTGAATGGAAAGAAAAACGGCGTGGTCTGATTACAGCCTCCGTTCTTCCTGATCTGATGAAAGCCGGCAAAGGTACGCCATTTGGCAAAGCCGCTTTAGATGTGATGTTTGCTGTTCGCTATGAACGCCGAACCGGAGTAACCCGAGAAAACGGCACAGCAAAGGCCTTCGATTGGGGGCACGAAAATGAACCGCTCGCCGTGGAATGGCTACGTACGCAGCTATTAAATGAAATCAAGTCCTGTACTACCGATTTTGAGGACATCGTATTTAACGAGCCGTTTGAAGGCTTTGGCGATTCGCCGGATGCCTATGTATATGGCTTTGATGGAAAAGTATCGGCACTGGTTGAAATTAAGTGCCCGATGTCACAAGGAAAGATCGAGTCACTACAACTGCTACAGGAAATTAACGACAAAGATGAATACTATTGGCAGTTTCTCGGGCATTTCCTCGGTCGCCCGGATATAGATACCCTATATTATGTCATCTATGACGGCTATGTAAATGACGGGCGTCTGCTTGAAATGCACCGGAGTGATCACACTGAAAACATACAGAAGTTGTATGACCGGGTACGACTGGCAAATGAAATGATAGACGAATCATTACGGAGTGGTCGGGATTTTCCGGAATGTATCGACAAGGCTAAGGAAGTTTTAGCGATAAAGGCTGAAATTGAAACATTAAAACCGAAAGCAAAAGGCAATGTCCCGGTACAAAATCAAATAACAAGGCTAAAAAAGCAATTAAAGAAATTGAAATTAGCAAGTACTGTCACAACACATTAACATAACATTTTAAAATATACAATTATGATGCACACTTGGTTTTTATGCAAAATCCGTTACGAGAAAATAGACTCAGACGGAGTTAACAAAAAAGTTACTGAACCCTATTTGGTCGATGCACTCAGCTTCACCGAAGCGGAAGCACGTATTATCGAAGAAACGACACCGTTTATCACTGGCGAATTTACCGTTACCGATATAAAACGTGCCAATTATAGCGAACTCTTTCCATCTGATGAAGAAGCGGCCGATAAATGGTATGCCGGACGACTTGCTTTCGTTGTGCTGGATGAAAAGACCGCAAAGGAGAAACGAACCTATACGAATGTACTTGTACAGGCTGCCGATCTCCGCGATGCTATGAAGAAAGTAGATGAAGGTATGAAAAATACCATGGCGGAATATCAATCTATTGCATTGAAAGAAACTGCAATTATGGATGTCTACCCATATCGTTCAAAAGATAAGTAACAACAAACCGGGTGAAAGTCCCGGTTAACGGAGCGTAGCTTAAAGGATAGAGCAGCGGCGCGCGCAGTAAAGACAGCAGTATAGGCGGTTCGATTCCGCCTCGCTCCACTACTAACAAATATTATCAAGATGGCAAAATACAACAATACCAAGTACAAAGGATACGACTCTATTCGCGAGTATAGACGGGCGCAAGAACTGAAACTGCTCGAGAAAAAGGGGATTATCTCTGGTCTGCAGGAACAGTGTAAATACGAGCTTATTCCGGCGCAATACGAGTATTATGAAGTGAAGGGAATCCGGAAGATGCTGCAGAAAAGAAAGCTATTGGAGAAGTCCCTGTCCTACTATGCCGACTTCGTTTATTATCGTGATGGCGAATTAGTGGTGGAAGATGCGAAAGGGATGAAAACGAAAGAGTATATAATCAAAAGAAAACTGATGCTTAGCATACATGGTATCAGAATAAAGGAGGTTTAATCATGGCAAAGAAAATCATTCAATCACAAAGTAAACCGGACTGCCGGAGGTGTAAGTATGGAGGTGAAGAAAAGAATTATATGTGTTACTGCTCCGCTCTGAGTGTCTTTAGATCGGTAGGCGTAAGGCCGTGCAGTTATTATGTTTCTCGATAATATGGATGGATATACGTTAATGGAACAAATGCGAAGAGCACGCAGACGCAACAGGCTTACCGCTACCGAACAAGCACTATTTTATGAATTAGTTGCAGTTTGTAATAGCGAGGGTTGGGAGGACGTTTTCAGTTGCTCAAACATTGAACTATGCTGTTCCCTCAATATCGACGAGAAAACTTTAGTTCGGGCACGGTTATCTCTAATTAATGCAGGACTGGTTTATTATAAATCGGGTAAAAGCAGAAGAGTAGTCGGTTTATATTCTTTCTCTAAAAAGTTCAAAGATGAATCGCCAAAGAAAAAGCCGACTACCGGAAAAAATACGGTAGATGTGCCAACCGAAAAGCCAACCGAAAAGAAAGGAGATACGCCAGCCGATGCGCCAACCAATATGGGAGCCAATCAGCCAGCCGATGCGCCAGACTATATTAAAACTAAAACAGAAACTAAACTAAAAGAACTCTCTCTATCTCTCGACGAGCTTTCTTTTATCTCTTTTGAGTTTTTAGATGTCTTTCTGTTGTGGCTGGAATACAAAAAAGAACGAAGAGAAAAATATAAATCTGATCGGTCTGTTAAGGCATGCTATGACAAGTTAGTCAGATTAAGCGGAAATGATGCGAATGTAGCAAATGAAATCGTTAATCAGTCTATCGCCAACAACTGGGCAGGGCTTTTTGAACTTAAAAATAATTGTAGAAATGGAAACAAGGAGCAAACAAATGATGTCGATCAAACAACTATTATCATTCGGAAGGCCGACATCTGACCCTGTGCCCGCAAAGGATCGGGCAGAATGGTTTAAAGAGTGTTGCCGTTTTGTATGCAGCAATTTTCAAATAGACAAATCAAACCGAAATGTGATGAATCAAATATTTCTGTACATGGAAAAGGACAGGTCGAAACTGGACCCGGAAAAAGGTATTTTGCTTTGTGGCCCGGTCGGAACCGGAAAATCTACCATTATGCAGATAATGAACCGATACAGATACTTTGTAAGCGGACAGGATAAAGGCGGTTATCCGATGGGAGGTTTCCGTATTGATTCTGCTTCATTCATTGCAAATAGCTTTTCTATGCGAGGCAAGGATGCACTGGAATTGTACACGTACAACAATGGCAGTCCGCGCATGATGTGCTTCGATGAATTAGGGCGTGAACCCATTCCGGCAAAATACTTCGGTACAGAGTTGAATGTAATGCAATATATCTTTCAGTGCCGATACGAGCTCAGGAGAGAAGCCTTAACGCATGCAACAACAAATCTATCAATAAAAGATTTGCAACTTAAATACGGCGCTTATATCGCTGATAGAATTAATGAAATGTTTAATGTGATCGAATTAGGAGGCAGCAGCAGACGATGACACCGATAAAAAGAAATAAGAATCCAGCAGGTGACTTTAAAAAGTCAGTAGTTCGCATAGACCTCGATGACTGGAAGCGGCTCGACGCTATCAGAGCTAAATACAAATTCAAAAGTATCTACGAAATCATGCAATATCTGGTAGGTGCATTTCTGAGAGTAGCCGATCCGGAACACGAAGAAAATGACGATCCCATACCGGACGAAATTACGGAAATGTTCAGCGACTTTGCGCAGGCTGAGAGGCAGTTCAACTACTCAAAGCCGAAACGGGCATTGCCGCAACACGTGAAAGACGAGAAGAACGGACAACTACGATTTAAATTTTAAATAATGATTAAGAAACCAATCAACGCAAATTATTTGCAAGATGTTCCGGAACATCATAAGCCCGTGAACGAACAGAACCGGAAGTATATCGACCGATTCGTTACAGAGAATTACGAATGCTTAAACAGCAAGTTTAAAACAGACGAAAAGATCAATTCAAGCGGATTCGGGGCACTCGACAAGCTGAACGAGACACTTCTAAGGCTTTATACTGATCCGGATTTATGCTTTACGAACTGGCCGGATGCAGAACGGTATATGTCGAGCAAGTTCACTGAAAAAGAACTACGCATCCCGGTTCGGAAACCAAAGAGAGGGGATGAAGTGGAGAATTAATTTAAAACAATACAGGAATGAATAAAAAGGAGGCGGGGTGTAAATCCGCCTCCCTGTCTACTCTCAACCCTCTTCACGTATCCTTATCCGCTTGTAGAAACCAAGGTTTAAGTATGTGTAAGTTGTTGTTTTCGCTGTTACTGGGATGGGGTTCTGACAATTTTTGATACAATCTGATATTTTATTTGATAGCATCCCAGCTATTATTGATAGCAGGAATTCTTTCATAAAATGATTGTTTATTTTTAGTAACAGTATATACCTGGTAGGATTCGAACCACATATCCAATTGAAAGTTGGAGCTTAACCATTCGGCCACAGGTATAAAAACAGAAGCAAATATACATTTTTAATTGATAGAAAAAATATTATGGCAAAAATTTATGTAGCAAGTAGCTGGAGAAACTCATATCAGCAGGATGTTGTATCGTTTCTCCGAAATGAAGGTCACGAAGTGTATGATTTTACACATCCAAACAGTGACATGAATTATGGCTTTTCATGGTCGAATATTGATCCTAATTGGAAGAACTGGACCACACAGCAGTATCGGGAGGCTCTCAATCATCCGATTGCACAGAAAGGTTTTGAATTAGATTTCAATGCTATGAAATGGGCGGATGTCTGTGTTATGGTTCTTCCTTGTGGTCGGTCTGCTAATACAGAAGCCGGATGGATGAAAGGTGCAGGTAAAAGAGTTATGGTTTACTCTCCAAAGGAGCAAGAACCGGAGCTTATGTATAAGATATACGACTTCATAAGTGACAGTATGTTTAGAATCAATGATAAGATAAATAGAGTATAACAAAGCAGAAAGGAATCAAATTATGGAAAAGATGTATGTTGTAAGAAAGAGGAATGGAATACTTAATCTGTTCATCGGTGGCCATGCAATAAAATTACCTAATACATGGGGATTCACTGACGGTGCAATTGTTGTTCGTTTGGATAAAGAAGATTTTCCCAATGTGAAATGGGAAGATGATGAGCCGACGGAAGTTTTACTTGTCCAAAAGAAAAATAAATTCAAAGAATAATCCTCAAATCAAATTAGAAAGGAGCCAAACATGAAAGTAGGAGAATATTCATATTCTATACACGGACGAAATTACAGAATATGCGTGTGTGATTATTCAGACGGGAAAACACAAATATCAAGTCCCGTTCGTAACGAACCACTTTACATCGACCGAGAAGAAGCCCGGAAACGTGTATACGAGTTGAACGGCTGGAAGTATAAACCTAAAATGACAAAGCATGAATAAAGCAGAACATTACATTCAACAGACCACAACGGAACGAGTTCGTTCGCGTGGCCTGATTCGAACAGTCGCAACAGAGGCTATTCGAATACAGCGAGAAGAAACGACAGCAAATGCAGTCACAGTATTTAAACAGATGTGCCCGTCAAGAGTCAGCAAGGGTTGCGCGAATGTGACTCACAAGAAAGAAACTCAGTCAACCCGATGCGATGGGAATTGTAAGCGCATCAAGTATTTACTTGCTGGTATGAATAAGCTGGAATGAAGTATTTAATTAAACGGATTCAATGTGTATCGGGCGAAGTAACCGATACGCATTATGTGAACATTGAAACCAATAATATTGAAGCTACCAGAAAGGAACTGCACGCATGTTATCAATGCGATAGGATATTATTTAGCTATGAACAAATAAATAAAACACAATGAGCAGAAACCCATATTACATTAAAATGATCAACTCGCAGCGGTGGAAGAACCTACGTTGCGATAAACTGAGAGCTAATCCGGTTTGCGAAGTGTGCGAGGCGAACGGATTAAGTACGCTTGCAACCGAAGTACACCACAAAACCCCGGTTGAATCCGTTTCGCATGAACTCGGAATGAAACACCTTATGTTTGATCGAACGAACTTACAGAGCCTTTGCCATGCGTGCCACTCTGAGATACACCGACGCGCGTTTAGCCATTCGAAAGAAGCAATTCAGGCAAACAATAGACGGGCAACAGAGCGTTTTGCGGATAAGTTTTTGAAATGAAATTAAGAGGGTACGTCTACTTTTGACGTACCCTCTTAACTATTTATTGATCCATTCTATATTTTTTATTCCATTAGTTGGATATAATTTCGCATTTGTCGAGTCTTCCTGAACGACAATATATTTAGTACCTAGAAAAACTAATCTATGTTGTGCATCCGTTTCTATTATATCTCCATTAATAGACTCAATTTTAACAGTAGTATTATAGAAATGAGGTATTCTCTTCTTTACATCAGAGCAAAAAAATATCATGGCAATGAAAATCATTAAATGAAAAATAATATCACCTCTTCCATATTTGCAATATGCAAAGACAGCGCCTGCAATTATATAATAGATACTTGCCGCTGGATATAAGTCTAGTATAAACGAAGTTGTGACAATTATTAATATCAAAAACAATAATCCTCCCCAATAAAACAAACACCTCTTTTTAGAATATCTTCTTATATACTTACTTAAAGACTCTAAAATCTTATCTTTCCGCTCTTTTAATGAATCAAGCAGAGGGGCAGCAATTAGTGATATTCCACCAAACACAATAGAAAAAGAAATGAGTGACGGTATTAAAAAAGAAGCAAAAGTAAATTGTATATCATCCCATGTTATAATACTTGTCATATCCAAATCAAATGGCGCCAAACAATGCCAAATCATAACTAACGAGAAATAATAATACATGAAAGCGAACACACTTATAGTTGAAAGTATGTAGGAAATGTTCTTAGTATTCATTTGTGCAAGATTTATATTGTAAAATTTATTGCAAATATAAATATCTTCTTGTATATATACAAAGCGGGGTGGTCTTTTTTTGAGGGCGACAGACCGTCCAAACCCACGCCCACCAGTTTTTACACGCGCGGAGAATTTTCAAAACGAGGGGGTATCCGTTGGGGGTGACATTTTCCGTTACAATCTACGAGCTACCAAATACTTACTTAAAAAACATACGTGTAAAAAGCGCGTAAAAACATGGCAACTTTAGACGACATAACAGAAAAAATCCGTTCCGCAATGGAAGCACAAGGCACATACACCCCTGAACTTGATTTGTGTATAGAGCTTTGTGCCGGGTCTTATATGGCGTTCCGGATTGCTCTATCTGACATCTCAAAAAAGCGGATGAAATCTTTCACTAAAGAGATAACCCGCGAGAATAATGAAAAGCTGGTTGCACATCCGGCTTTTAAAACTCTGTTTGATGCGCTTGAAGCCACTCGCAAACAGTTACGCGAACTTGGTTTGACATTGCAGACCCTTGCATCAGGTGAAGCCGACGAAGTAACCGAATTAATTGACGAAGTAAACAAGGCGGATGACTATGAATAAGGAGGAACTTATACAGCTAAAGACTGCTACCGTTGACGCATTGCGCTCCGTTGATATAAACTCTTATCAGTTAGATAAAGCGGATATCCGGTTAAACACTTATATAGCCGGATGTATAGGCAACCCGGAGGCGCATAACCTTTACGAGTTACTTGCGATCCGTCGTTTCTTTTATCTGCTGGATAAATACGACTTTAGACCCGGTAAGGTCCGCCGCTTTATTGTGTTTTACGAAAAGTTGAAGTTTTCCGGCACTAAGGGGCTGACGCGATATAAGCTAACTCCGGTTCAGGTATTTCAATTCACGAACATACTCGGTTTTTATAGACCAGGGACAAATAAACGCCTGATTCGTGACGCTCTGCTATTTGTCCCTCGTAAATTCAGCAAAACGACAAGTATCGCAAGTTTGGCAGTATTCGACTTGTTGTTTGGCGATGCTAATGCACAAGCATACGTTGCCGCCAATTCCTACAATCAGGCTAAGATATGTTTTGATGAAATCCGCAACATCCTGAAAGCGTTAGACCGGAAGTTGCGACATTTTAAGATTAACAGAGAGATCATAAATAACAAAATAAAGGGCAAAACCTCTTTCGCCCGGTGTTTGGCGTCCAGTCCCGACAAACTGGATGGGCTTAATGCAAGCACGGTGATAGTAGACGAATATTCGCAAGCCGATAGCGCCGCTTTGAAGAACGTTTTAACTTCTTCAATGGGTGCACGGCTCAACCCTTTGACCATCGTAATAACAACCGCCTCAGACAAGCATACAACCCCGTTCACTGAAATGCTTTCAATATATAAAGCCATTCTACGCGGTGAGGCTGAGAACGATTCTATTTTCGCCCACATCTTTGAACCCGACATAGACGATGAAGAAGGTGATCCGGCAACGTGGTATAAAGTACAACCCCACATGGGGATCACGGTTTACGAGGACTTTTACAAGGACGCTTATCAAAAGGCGCTATATAGCGCACCTGACGCATTAGAGTTTCGCACAAAGCTCCTTAACATCTTTGCGGTCAATTCTGAAACGAAATGGATTGAGGCAAGGGAGATCGAGGAACGGTATAAGGCTATCCCTGTAGATAAGATCACAAGTCACCCGCCTACGATGGTAGGAGTTGATTTATCGGTACGTGATGACTTTTCAACTGTAACGTATAATATCTATTCCCCGGATACTAAGTCATTTCATTCCGTTACGGATTACTATTTTCCGGAAGGCGCTTTGCCCGGACACCCTAACCGGGAATTATATGAAGGATGGGTCAAGGCCGGATATTTGAAGCTATGTCCGGGCGAAGTGATTGACTACGAAATGATCGTGAATGATATTTTAGCCCGGGCAAAGTACTTGAAAATTCTCGGAATTGGATATGACCCATATAAGTCGGCTGAGTTCGTAAATCTATTATCCGCATCGGTTGGCTATGCAAATGACTACATAAGTCCGGTAAAACAGACATACGGAACGTTTACAAGTCCTATAGAATCGTTTGAACTCGCGCTGCATCGCAATAAAATAACATTTGACCCGAATCCAATAACGCCGTATTGCTTTGGTAATGCCGTTCTTGACGAAGATAGAAACATGAATAAAAAGCCGATCAAACGAACGCATAATAGTAAGATCGATTCAACGATAACGAATCTTATGACATTTTACCTGTTTAACACTTATACAAATTAAAATATGAAGATTTTCAATATTCTAACAAGACAAATACGTAGTATTTCCGAAGGTTTAGGCAATGGAAGTATTGCTCAAAATCAGGGTAACACAAATGCAAATGTACGTATAACCTCCGTTCCAGCTCAACCCGTTAATGTAAATTCGTCCGAAAAAGCAATGCAACTTGCGGCGGTATACAGATGCGTTTCCATTCTTTCCGGAACAATAGCCTCACTGCCTTTGCTGATAGAACGAAAACAAGACGGATATTTTTCTGTTGATGAACGCCACGAACTATACAAACTGCTTGTGCGCCGCCCGAATTTAAGGCAAAACTCTTATGACCTGATGCAGAATGCAGTTATACAGGTTGTGTTGGCTGGAAATGCCTACATTTTTATTCGCAGGACATGGGGAGAAATAAGCGAACTTATACTGTGTGCGCCTAATACCGTAACTTATGACAAGTTTCGCAATATATATAAGATTTGCGACCCTATCAACAGAGTAAACGGAACCTTTGAGGCTGATGATGTTATACATCTTAAAAACAAAAGTCTCGATGGAGGTTACACAGGAGTAAGTACAATCTATTACGGTTCCCGCGTACTCAGCATTGGGGGCAGCGCAGATAATCAAGCGCTCCATCTTTTTCAAAATGGAAGCAAGATAAAAGGTATTGTTTCAGGAGCCAAAGAAGGCACTCAGGGAATTGCCGGTATGACTGATACTCAGACATCAAGTGTTGCCGAACGGATCGAGAATGAATTAAATTCCGGCCGGGGTATCGTATCAGTAAGCGGCGACGCTTCTTTTCATCAGCTTTCGATAAATCCGATTGACTCTCAATTGCTGGAACAGATGAAGCACTCTATTTTAGAGATTTGCCGCATGTTCGGCGTACATCCTGATAAGGTCTTTGCCGGACAACCCACAAACTACAAAGCCTCAGAAATGGGACAAGTGTCATTCCTTACTGACACATTACTTCCTATTCTCAAACAGTTTGAGGCGGAACTCAATGTGAAGCTAATTCCTGACAGTGTATCGCATCTGTACCGTATCCGCTACGATATTGATGTTTTGTACCAAACTGATCTCGCAACGCAGATAACCTACATGAAAGGAGGCTACGAACTTGGTCTTTTTACCACAAACCATTTACGGGCAATGAAAGGATTGCCACCTGTTCCCGGTGGTGATACTGTTATGACCAGTTGCAATGTCGCCCCGATTGACAGTCCTAAAATCAGAGGTGAATCTTCCGGGGAAAATAAAAGCGAGCTACCAAATAATGAATAAAAAACATATGGTAAAAACGGTATGGAAATTAGAAGTTATACGGATATAGCATCACCCAAGATTTCGGAAGGCCGGATGATAGAAGGCTTTGCCGCCGTATTCGATCAGGAGAGCAGGCTTAATTTTGACCAGAAAACAAAGTGCTTCTTTATTGAAGTGATCGAGCGCGGCGCCATAACAGACGAGTTAATTCAATCATGTGATATAAGGGCACTGATTGAGCATAACGCACAACGGATGATAGCCCGTTCAAGATATGGAACCGGTTCTCTTTCTTTAATGGTGAATGATTACGGACTCGGATATAAGTTATCCGCTCCTAATACTCCGGATGGCGACTATGCAGTAGAAATGATTTCAAGAGGTGATTTGTACGGTTCATCATTTGCTTATTCTACAGATGACAAAAAGAACGTCACGTACAAGAAGTCGGACGGGTTACTCTATCGAATCGTTCACAAAATAGATCGAATTTCAGATATTTCGATTGTTGCCAACCCTGCCTATTATGGAACGGACGTCACTTTGCGAAGTTTAGAGGAAATAGACAGTTCACTAACAGATAATTACTACAAAGAACAAATTAATAACTTACGAAAATTTATCTAACAATGAAAAAGGAAATTAACAGAATTGCAGAAATTAAAGAAGAAATGCGCACAATGCTTGATGCGGCAGAAGTCGAAAAAAGATCACTCACCGAGGATGAATCCAAGACTTTTGCAGCTTTGAAAAATGAAAAAGATTTGCTGCAAATGAAGATCGAACGTAGAAGTCTCGATACTGAACCGGAAAGAGATCGGATTACTCCAACAAGAGCATTGTTTCCGCAAGCGGTTTACGATGTGGTATATCATAGATCACTTGATGACTATAACGGGGTTGTCACTGAGGACGGAATCAAAGTAGTTGAACGCGGTTTGACTGTGACCGATACAGCTACCGTTGCTGATATCGTGCCTGTTACAATCGGAGAAATCATTGACCCGCTGGAAAAAGGGCTTATCATTAATAAGCTGGGTATCAAAATGCAAAGCGGGCTTGTAGGAGAACTTATATTCCCCACTTTACAGGCTATTGAGGCCAGCATTGCGGGTGAAAACGCCGCAATTGGAGATACAAAACTTTCACTCGGAAAAATAAAATCCACTCCTAAGCGTGTGTCTATCTCTGTTCCGGTGTCAAAACGGGCTATCAGTCAGACTAATTACTCGCTTCAAGATGTTGTCTTGAAACAAATTTCACTGGGAAGCGCACGACTTCTGAACAAATGGATGTTTTCAGGTACACAGTTAGAAGGCGCCAGTTCCGGCCCATTCGTTAAAGACGCTTCTGTAACGTATACAGACTCCCCGTCTTTTGCTAATGTTGTCGCATTGGAAACGGCGGTTATGGCTGAGGGTGTCGATGTAACCGACGGAACTGCCGCATATGTTTGTACTCCGGCTGTTTATGGACAACTAAAATCAACTCCGATTGAAAAAGGATCACCTAAAATGATTCTTGAAGATGGTAAGATTAATGGTTATCCGGTACTTGTCACCTCCTATATGGCAACCGATACTATCGGTTTTGGTGTGTTCTCTTATGTTGCCATCGGGCAGTTTGGCGATATTGACTTAGTGATTGACCCCTATACACAAGCCAAAAGCAATATTGTAAACTTCGTGTTAAACTCAGATTATGATATTGTGACTGCGCGAAGCGAAGCTTTTGCCGTAGCAAAGAAAGCAGCTTCATCTGCCGGAGCATAACGACCAAACTAAGTATTAATCAAAGGCTGGGGCTTCGGCCTCGGCCTTCTTCATTTCTAAAAGATGAAAGAATACGTAACACTTGAAGAGTTAAAGCAACATCTTAATGTTGATTTCGACAATGACGACGCTTATATACAGGGGTTGATCATTCCGGTACAACTCAGTATCGAGGCTTATCTCAATGCCCCGATTGAATCGTTCGTTAAAGACGACCGGATAGACCCGCGAATCTGGCATGCCATTCGTATTATAGCTGCAAACTATTATGCGAACCGTGAAGATATAACTTTCGCCACGCCTAATATCATTCCTGGTCATATTGCCTTCTTACTTCAACCCTTAAAACGATATACATAATGCAGGCGGGACTATTGACAGACATTATAAGTTTTCTACATCCCCAGACGATTCGCGATGCTTTGGGCGGTACGTCTGAGAGATGGATGGAAGCTTTCAAGAAGCGTGCGTGTGTCCGGTATAAATCCGGTACGCGCAAAGAGATAAACGGCGAGGTGCTCAACACTCACACCGTCACGATCATGGTACGTTACAGCAGAGATATAAGCGAAAAAATGCGCATTGTCTACGAGGGACGTAAATACAAAATAGCCTTCATCCATCCGGATAGAAAGGCACAGTCTATAACCATCGAAGCAGAATTAATCAATGAGTAATATTGTACAAGCATCCTACCGGGTTGAGGTTGACGCCTCTAAGGTTAATGCGTTATTGGCCGCACTGAATGACAAGGAGGCAAAGAAGGCTATTAAATCCGGACTCCGTAAATCAGCAAGTATCATTCGAAAGCAAGCGCAAAAAAATTGGGTTGCATCTGTTCCGGGTGGGGCTGGATTGAAAAAAGAAATAAATATTGCAGTTTACCGCAATGCGTCCGGCGCACGGGTTGACTTACTCGACAAACGGCGGAAAGGTTCAAAACAGTTTGTTTTGAAATTCTTCGAAAGCGGTACGGAACAACGAGCTACCAATAGAGGAGCAAACAGAGGTATTATAGAGGCCACTCACTTTTTTAAAAGCGCAGTAGACTCTAAAAAAAGTGAGGCTGAGAACTCACTGGAAAGAAACATTTTGGATTCAATACAAAAAGTAATAGATAAAAAGAAATGAGCTTATCAATCAGCAAACATACATTCTCAAAACTCAGTGAGTCGGAAAGTTTAACGCAACTTGTCGGAGATAGGATTTATCCTATTTCTACTAAAAACGCTACTTCTTTCCCGTTCGTTTTGTATAAGCGTAGTGCACTTACTCCGGCTTATACAAAGGATAGATACGCCAGTGGGGATAGTGTCACTATTGAGGTTATTGCCGCCAGCGATAACTATTCAAATTCAGTCGAGGTTATTGAGGCGGCACGCAAAGCGCTTGAAGGGAAGCGGGGTAAATACGACGATTTCAAAGTAACGGGTGCTAAACTTATCGCCGCCGATGAAGATTTCATTGAAGAAACTTTCATCCAGCGACTTACATTTGAAATTGAGACGGATTCAGTAGAGTAACTAACATTTAAATATTGAAAACAATGAAAGCAAATGCAGTATTAGGAAAAGATTTCATGCTATTTGTCGGCGGAAAGGCGCTGGCGTTGGCTACATCCTGTAAATTGTCAATCTCGGCCGAAACGATTGACACACAAAGTAAAGATTCCGGCATTTGGACGGAAAAAGACATAAAAAAATTGTCTTGGAACGGTTCAAGTGAAAACCTATTCAGTGCAGACGATAAAGTAAACGGATATGATGTTCTTTTGGACTTAATGTTAAAACGCAAGCCTATCGAAGCAAAATTCGGTATTCCGGCAAACGCAGATTCAGATGAAGTTCCCTCTTCCGGTTGGACTCTTCCGGCCGCATCTTATTCCGGTAATGTCTTAATTACAAATCTAGAATTAAATGCACCTGATGGTGATAAAGCAACTTTCTCCGCCACATTCGAAGGCACAGGAAAACTTAGCCCCAGAGTGTCCGGAGATGGAGGTATAGTGGATGATCCGACCGCGTAAACGATGGAAAGGGCGGGAATCCCGCCTTTTCTTTTTCTAACTCAAAAAACTTATCATAATGAAAACGATCACTATCAAAAAACAGAAGTACATTTTAAAGTATACATTGCGCGCCTTCTTTATCTTCGAAAATCTCACAGGTAGGCAGTTTGCGTTCGGCCGGATGTTGGACGAATATCTACTGTTTTACTCTATTCTTCTGGCAAATAACAAAGATACATTCTTAATGCCTTTTGATGAATTTATAGAGGCGTGTGAGTCTGATCCGGCTCTGTTTCTCTCTTTCAAAGAGTTCTTCGTAAAAGAGATTGAATTACTTGAACAGGCAGCAGATAGCACAAAAAAAAAGACGACTCCGAAGAAGCGTGCAGTATCCGGGAACTCTACGCCCGCGTTGTAGGTGAGGGCGGTATTGCACCTGATTATTTCCTCGACCGGATGACGCTCACAGAAGTTCGCTACTTCTTAGAGGGGTTAGGCAGGCGTAACCGGGAAAGCTGGGAGCAGACCCGGATCATTGCGTATGTCATCGCTCAGGCGAATAGCACAAAACAACTAAAGCAATCGGATATACTTCGTTTCCCATGGGATGAAGCGAAGGAAGACGAAAAGAAACGCACATCCGTTACGGATGAAGAAGTGAAACGATTGCGGGCAAAAGCAAAACTAATCGAAAAAGAAATGAATCATGTCTGATATAATAACACGACTATTACTTAAAACGAATGACTTTGACGCAAACCTAAATCGGGCAAAAGGTTCGGTTAACAGCTTTCAAGGCGGTATTTCCAGTATGGCAAAAACCGCCGGGGCTGGTATAATGAAGTTTGCCGGGACAATTGGCATTGCGGTGGGGGCCAGTGAAGCGTTTATGAAAACGATACGCGGTTCTCAGACAACCAGCGATGAGTTTGATGCCCAGATGCGCACATGTCAGACATCTGTAAATGAATTTTTCACCAGTTTGTCTACCGGGGATTTTACTTATTTTCTGGGTGGATTGGATAGTATAATATCCAAGTCCAGAGACGCGTATGCAGCATTAGATCAATTAGGAAACGCCCGCATCAGTTACGACTATTTTCGGGAAGATTTTAATGCTGCTATGGCTGAGTCCCGTAGTGTAGCTATGGATAGTACTGCGTCAAAAGAGCAAAGGGAGGCCGCATTAAAGGAATGGACAAAAGCTCTTGAAGATAAAAAAAACAAGGCGTCATCTGTCAGTTCAGATGCTCTTACAGCTTTAAAAACTGTATTAGTTGAAGGAAATCTGTTAAATGCTGACGATGTGACATTGGAAGACTTTGCCAAGGTGCTTAGCTATGATGTTGCCGGAAGTAAACGCGATGTTCTAAAGTCTGAAATGGCTAATAAGTATGATACTTATAAAATCAAATATGCCGAATTAGAGCGGCGTAAAAAAAACGGAGGGCTTGCAGACTGGGCATTTCCGGAGTCAAAAGAAGCAAAAGATAGGGCATCTCTTAATGATTTTATAGCTTCTAAGCAAGCCGAACTCAATAAGGAATATAAGGATGCTATTTTGTTTCAACAGGCTATTGTAAAATGGAAAGATGAAGAATTGATCAAAGCGGTGCAGTTGGGAAAAGAGTACAAACAAATAAATCAGGAACTTGCCAATGATAAGAAAACATTTGATAGGGTTCGGGATAGAATCAATAAACCTAAAAAGAATCCAAAAGAAAACGAAGAAAAAAAGCCCTTAAAGGATACTCTTTCATGGTATGACATCCAGATAACGGAGTTAAACAAAACTCTTGTAAGTTCTGCATATAGGCAGGCACGCGCCACTATTCAGGCCACAATAAATGAACTTGAACAAAAGAGAATAAGCCTAAAAATGCAGATCGACGGTGATGTATTCAAAGGCAAGCACGGCGAAATGAAAGATGGTGAATTGTTATTGCCAGCCTCTAAAGTTCCGGATATAGCCAAGATTTACTCCGATTCCGGTACAGAGTTTGCCAAGCTGGAAAGCATGTATAGTGAAATGATTGCAGAAAGACAGAACGCATTATCAAAAGCAACAGATGAGGAGCAGCAAGCATTTATTCAATCTCAGATCGGCAAGCTAAAAAGTACATTGAAAGAACTTCGTTCCATGCAGAAAGAATCAGATGTGACAGGTCATATCTATGCTGCCTATCAAAACAATGCAGGTAGTAAAAAACAGGGTTCATTTGATTTAAGGAAAGAAATCGGAAACATGAAGTTGCCCAAGTTCGAATCTCCAATAAAAAAAGAGGATATTGATTTAAATCAGCAGTATGCTGACTCTTTAGGAGATGTAAGTAATGTTATGGGCAGCTTATCCGGCCTGTTTGATAGCAATACTGCATCTGTTTTGCAGTGGGGCAGCAGCCTAATAGGAACTATAGCACAAGCTATCCCAAAAATCTTAGAAATGTCTACGGCTAACGAAATAGAGGCCGCTTCCGCTACTAAAAGCGCATCCGCAAATACTTTGGCGGCTGGTTCAGAGGCACTAAAAGCACATGCAGGTATTCCATTCGTCGGTATTGCAATGGGGGTTGCTGGGGTTGCAGCGATAATTGCCGCAATGGCAAGTATTCCCAAATTTGCAAACGGCGGTATCGTTCCTGGAATTTCGTTTGCAGGTGATAAAGTTCCTGCAATGCTAAATAGTGGTGAAATGATTTTGAATGGTTCACAACAAGCGAACTTATTTAAAATGCTCAATACCGGATTGAATATTAGCCACCCCAACATTTCACTACCTTCCGGTCATCTGGCGGGCATAATCTCACCCTCTGAGAATGATCGCAGAATTGATGTATCTGGCGACTGGATACTAAGAGGCGATACCATTTTTTTACAACTAAAAAACTACATGAAGAAAACAGGAAAAAAATTATGATGAATTACGGCACAATATATACACTATACTTTCGATCACGGAAAGAAGAAGATAACTATACGGTAGAAATACAGAAAGAAGGCTATACAGGGCGAGTTGCTGAGTTAACAGGGAGCGGCGACGCTCCTTTTTCTGTAGAAATTGCGGATGATGACTTTCTTTATGTTCCTACCCGTTTTTCTACAGCTACTATTAGAGTTGTAGGAAACGACTACTTGCAAAGCCTATACTCGACCGGATATCAGCAGTACCGCGTTAACTTTAAGCAAGGTAATAAAATTGTTTGGACTGGATTCGTTACCCCAGAATTATATACTCAGGATTACACTTCCAACAAATTTGATTTAGAAGTTCAGTGCGTATCTGCAATGAATACATTAGAGTATATCAACTATAAATTAAAAAACGAAACGGACAAAGGATTTATTTCACTGTGGGAATTATTGACACGTTGCGTCTCCGAGTCTCACGGTTCTTATTCGGCTATATATATTCCACATGTTTACGCTAAAAATTTGGCAGATTATGATGCAAATACAAACATCTTACAGAGCATGACAATTAGTGAACAAAACTTCTTCGATGAAGATGATAAACCCATGACTCTAAAAGAGGTGATTGAAGAACTATGCAAGTTCCTTAACTGGACTTGCGTTGACTACAAAGGTGAATTATACTTTGTAGACGTAGATCACCGTGGAGACTATTATAAATATGTTCCTAATTTTTCATCTTATACATTTGAATCAGGAAATGTTGTTAGTGTGCAAAATATCGGCTTTAGCGGTGCGGATCATACACTCGATATTCTGGGAGGTTACAATAAAGCTATTGTAAAAAACAGTAATTATCCGGTAGGAAATTTATTACCAGAAGAGCGATTTGAAGAAATGCAAATTTTAAAAGTGCTCGATAATGCAAATGATAAAAATCAAGTTTGCCACAGGGTGTTTCTTATCCCTAATCAGTGGGAAACGATAGTATTCAAAGAAGGTCTAACGATAAAAGTTGATGATTTGCAAAAATACAAAGATATAGTACACACATTTGAAGGGGCTATTCCCATGAAATATTGCACATATAAACAAAATAAGGATTTAAATGGCAATTGGATTCCTGAAATAACCGACTATTCATTTACAAACGTAATTCAAATAAGAAGGACTAAAGAACGTTATGAAGCCGGGCCACTAAGTACGTGCAAAGTAATGACCACCAAAGGCGCTTCTGCTATATACTCAAACGGAATATTTTGTATATCAGGGAGCTATAAGTTTATTAATTCTGATGATATGATACCATGGGATAATAGTTCTGTTTCAGATGTTCTTTATGCACAAATACGTATTGGTGGTATGTATTATGGAAGTCTCAGGCCAGATGCAGGGCAAAAAAATACATGGGCGCAAAATCCAGAATACGCATTTAAATTGAAACCTGAGAGAGTTGAAGCAAAGCAAGATTATGTCTCAATAGAAAACCAAAAAACGTTATCAATGCCTTATACTGGAATAAGCGGTGTGATAGTCTCCATTGATAGAGTTTTGCAAGGTGATTTTGAGTTTACTCTATTGATGCCCGTCGGAAAAAATTTCAGCGCCGGCGGGGTTCTTGTGAAAGACTTTAAGATCGTATATCAAAAACCAGATGACGAAAAGCTTATATCTAACAGCAGCATAGACCGCTATTATGAAAATGTCGTGAATGAAGATTACATTAACGAATTGGACGAAATCGAATTTAAAATATCCAGTTACAACAACGACGGTGCATGCTACAGCAAAGTAATGTTAGGCGATAACTATCTAACCGACAATCTCTATTCTTCTATTGAGCAGAAATTAGTCCGGCCGGAAGAGCATTTGATCCGGCGCATTATTAATCAGTACGGAGCTACCAAATTTAAGCTTACGCAAATACTGGTAGATGACGAAGCAATTACTCCTATCACAACTATAACCGATAAGTTTCAGCCAAACAAACGGTTTACGATCACGGGC